GCCGGGATGAACTTCGAGGCGGCCGGCTCGTCGGCTCCCGCGTGGAAGGTCAGCCGGAGTACGCCGGTCTCCTGGGACCAGGAGTTGCCGTACCAGAGGAAGTTGCCCATGCCGTAGGCGACGAACGTGTTGCCGAGAAAACTATTGTCGTTGATGCCCCACTGCCGGTTCCCCATCGCGCTGATCGCCGTGAAAGCGCCGGCGTTCACATCTGCTCCATTGAGAGAGATGCCGTTGCGGCAACCGGCGATCATGATCCGGCTCGCCTCGATATTGTTGGCGTTGCCTTCCGTGGCGCCGCCCGAGCCAGCCGTGCAGTTGGCGTAGATCCCGTCGCCCTGCCAATTTTCGATATAGAGGTCGCGCAGGGTCGCTCGAGCCCTGAGGTGAACCGCGTGGCATTCGGCGTCGGAGTTCGTGTAGTCGCCCTTGAGCTCGAGCTTCTCGATGATCGATGCGTCCCCGCCGTTGCTGTTCGGTACGCCGGAGTATGTCCCTGATGCTCCGCTCGTGTTGAACCGCTGCACCCGGATTCCGGTCGCTCCGGCTGCCCACCGAAGCTGCGATGCTTGGCCGCCCGCCTCGCCAAGGCTCTCGCCGACGATCCTGAGACCGTGGGTCAAGTCGATCGTCGTCGTTCCGAGGAAATATTTGCCGGCCGGCACGAACAAGCCGCCCGATCCCTCGCCATAGGCCGATGCCCGCTTGGTCGATTTGAGATGCGCGACCGCACCAGTGAACGCCGCTCCGTCATTGGTGGCATCGTCCCCCGCCGCGCCGAACCAGCGGACGCTGGCCAGGCCCGAATATTTGCGCACCCAGGCCCCCGAAGCGCCGGTCGGGTCGCTGGCGGGCGCAATGTAAACGCCCTGTTGCGGATCGGCGCCGACCGCCGAGCTCAGATTGGTGCTGTCGAACAGGAACAGGCCTTCGCGCCCGCTCTCGGTCAGGACCGCCGGGACCTCCCTGGCGCTCGACGCTGCAAGGGCCGCTCTCGAGGCAACGGCCTGGAGCGAACCCGCACCGTTCTGGATCGTCGTGAACCATTCCGCCGCCGCGATCAGCGCGATCGTCTTGGTGCCGCTCGAAAAGTTGGTGAGCGATCCGCCGATCGGCGAGCGGCTGATCGTGCCGTTCGCCTGCAGCGTCCCGCGCCCGACCTCGCGCTCAGCCGGTTTGTCGACCCCGATCGCCGAATAATAGAAGCTGTCGCCCGCCTGCAGCGCCGAGCCGAAGCCCGTGAACCCGTTGACCGCCGGGCCGAGCGCGAACGCGCCCGTCCCTGCCGTCGACGTGTAGTTGCGCACGAGGTCGACGAACCTCGGTTGAAAGTCCGCCATCTCAAGCAAACTTCAGAAGCTTGATGCTTTCAGAATTCACGACCTGCCCGCCGACCCGCTTCGTCGCATAGAAATGCACGTACGGCTTGTGCGTGTAAGGATCGCGCAGGATCGTCGTCGCGTTGCGCTCGGCGATCACATAGCCCGCCTTGAAATTGCCGAACGCGATCGACAGGCTGTTCGCCGCGATATCCGGCATGTCCTCGGCCTCGATCAACGGATAGCCGAGCAAGGTCGCCGGGCTCCCCGCCTGCAGGCTCGGCTGGAACATGAAGGCGCCGTCGGTGGTCTTGAACTTGCGGATCGCCGCCGCGGTCGCCGAGTTCATGACGAACACCGCGCCCTGCCGGTACGGCGAGCGCAGCGTCTGTACCAGGTCGATGAGCTTGTCCGCCGGGTTCGTCCCCGGGAACGCGCCGGCCGCGCCGGTCCCGAGATATTGCAATGTCCCCATCGGCCGCACGCCGTCCGCCGTCGTGGCGTTGGGTGAGCTCAGGAATCCCAACGGCTGATTGGTGCCGGTACCCTTCACGAACGCGAAGCCCTCGGCCCTTGCGAACTCGGTCGCGATTTCGTGCGTCAGCCATTTCTCGACGTCGAACATCGCATCGTCGAGCATCTGCTGCGACGCCGCCGGATTGGCATAGAGCTCGCCCGCAGCCGGCACGACTTCGGTGAAGGTCGGCGTATTGGTCTCCGGCCGCGCCGCCTCGTAAGCGACCCAGCCCGACGGAGTCCCGCCGGTCGCGATCAGCTTGCGATAGCCCGCGCTCCCCACCTTCACGACATTAGCGATGGCCCGGATCGGCGAGATCGCCACCAAGGTCTCGTCGATCGACCGGTCGATCTCCTCTGGAACCGCATAGCCGCCGATCGGGTCGGTCGAGCTGCCGACCGCCTTGGTCTCCAGGCCCGCCTCGATCCCGCGGCGAAGATACTGGTCGACGAAGCTCGCGCTTTCCGCCGACTTCACCCCGTCCAGCGCCGGCCGCTGTGCCGCGATCGCACCGCTCGCGATCTTCGACTTCAGCAATTCCAGCTCGGCTTTCAGCGCCGCAACGCCATCCTCATCGTCTTCAAGCCGCTCGAACGACTGCTCGAGCGCATCCGCCTTCACTTCAATCATCTCCACTTTCTCCCGTGCAAAACAAAAAGGGCCGCGATTCCTCGCGACCCTCGCCTCTCATTCGTCATTCCCGCGAAAGCGGGAATCCCGCTATTCTTTCGCTTCCGCCTTCGTGTCTTGTTCGTCCCAGCGGTCTCCAAACAAACCAAAACAGTCCTCGAAGAATGCCATTACCTGTAGGGCGTCCTCCTTTGTCTTGACCGTTATGTCGCTCAACATGACGCTAATGATCCCGTCCGCGCGAGCGGGAACCAATCGATTGGTTACTTCGATGAGGCCCATCTTTGCCGCTGCTTCGTGGCGGATGACATCTGCGCGTTGCAGATCGAAGGTCATGACATCGCCGATCTGCGGTACGATAGGAACTTCGATCTCGCCGGAAATCATCCCGACGGCCTCGTCTTCAGTGAACACCGAAATGTCGACACGAACCTTCATACGCCGACCCCTATCCGCCTACCGTTAACGCTCCGTCTCAACCGCATGCACCCGCGCCTTAGGCTGCATCGGATGCGCGACCAGGCTGACTTCGATCAGGTCCAGTTCGATCAGTTCGCGCAATCGCCCCGCGCTCTTCGCCTCCCGCACCCGATAGCCGAAGCTCAGCCCATCGATCTTCCTCGTTCCGAGCACCCGCGCCACGCGTTGGTCGCCAACCGACGCAATAACCCTCAAGCCCCGCTCATCCTCCGACAGATGCTCGATCCGCCCGACCACCGCGCCCACTTTGTGCTGCCACAACAACGGCACTTCGCCCGCTCGCTCCAGCGCCTTCGCGAACGCGCCCTTGCGAACCACGTCCCCGCCTCGGTCCGGCCGGTCGAAGATCGCCGCATATCCCGCGAACCTCATCCTCCCCTGCATTTGCAGGGGAGGGGGACCGCCGAAGGCGGTGGAGGGGCCTCTCACGACCCCATCAAATCCGTCAGCCGCAGCCTGACCGCGATCCCGATCAGGAGCATCGCAAGCACCAGCCGCACCGCCCAGGTCACCACCGCGCGCCAGGCGCTGCGCTTGGCGTCACGCCACGCCGACAAAAGCTCGCGCAATTCGTCCATGTCGCGCCGCGCCCGTTCGTCATCTAGGCCCAGGGAGGCGAGCGCTCGCCGCGCTCCCGCCTGGCTCGATTCCTCGACCAGCGCGCGCAACGTCACCAAATCGATCCCGCGCCCCTCGGCCTGCGCCATCAGGCTCGCAAGCAGCGCCTCCGTACTCACTGCAACATTTGTCATCGGCCAACCTTTTCCGCCGCAAACCCAAGCATCTCGCGCTTCTCTTCGTCGCTGAGGAAGGTCGCGGCGCCGATCACCTCCCACAATTTCGCGCGGTCATCCGCCAGTTCGCTAAGCTGGTCGGTATCGACCGTAAGCTTCACCGGCCCGAGCCAGTCGCCGAGCATGATCGAAAGCGCATTCAGGATCCGCGCCGCCATCGGCAGGATCGTCTGGCGATAAAGCGCGCGCCCCGCCTCGCGCGCATTGGCGTAGGTGGCGTCCCCCGGTAAACCGACCAATACCGGGGGAACGCCGAAGGCGAGCGCGATGTCGCGCGCCGCGCCTTCTTTCAAAGCCACGAAATCCATGTCGGCTGGGGTGAGGCTCAGCGCCTGCCACTTGAGCCCGCCTTCGAGCAGCAAGGGCCGCCCGGCGTTGCCGCTGCCCTGGAACTCGCTCGACAGCTCCTCTTTCAGCCTCTTGAATTGCTCGGCCGAAAGCGGGCTTCCGTCCGCCGGCTCATAACTGAGCGCGCCGCTCGGCCGCGCGGCATTGTCGAGCAAAGCCTTGTTCCAGCGGCTCGCCCGGTTGTGCACGCTCGCCGCGGCAATCGCCGCTTCGATGCAGCCCATCCCATAATGGTCGTCGCGCGGGTGCAGCGCCTTGATGTGCGCGACCTGCTGCCGCTCGACCGCATCCACCCTGTCGTATCGCCGAACCTGGCCACCGGCGCGATATAGATACGCCACCGGCCAGCCGCGCTCGTCGCTGACCACACTGACCCGCTCGGGCCGAAGGAGGCACAATTCGTGCGGCCGGTCGCGGTCGTCGGTGATTAGCTGCGCATAGGCATTGCCATGGAGAAGCAGGTTCGCCGTAATGCTTTCGAGCAGCCCGTCCGCCCGGACCAGCTCGGCTGCCCGCTCATCGCCGTCGATCGTCAGGCCACCGAGCATCCCGGACACCAGCCGCACAGCGCGCTGCCCGACCGGATTGCGCCGGTACACCTCCTCGAATTGTTCCGAATAGGAGCGAGCGAACCCCGCCTCCGCTGAGTCATTGCTCAGCCACGCAGGCACAAACGGCCTCGCGTCCGCCGGAGCGCTCTTGCGCCCGAACCACCACCCCATCGCTCGCTCCTATTACTTAATCCCGCGCCCCTTCAGGGGAGAGGGGAGAGGGCCGCCCTCTCCGGCACAGATGTCGTGGACTAACTCCGCGACGCTCAACTTTTCGGTAATCGCCGCTCGCCTATCACGGCACCATGTTCAGCTTGCTGCCCGTTGCGTTGCCATTCCTCGTCCTGGTGAACCTGTGGACGGTCGTGCGTTTCTGGCAGGACAAGCAGCGCGCGATGGCCGGCGACCGTCGGATCAGTGAAAGCGATTTGCTCGGTCTCGCACTGATCGGCGGTTCGCCGGGCGCTTTGCTGGCTCGCCGCCTGTTTCGTCACAAAACGCGCAAAGAGCCCTTTTCCACACAGCTCTGGGTGATTGTTGCGTTGCAGGTGGGCACCGCCATTGGGCTTCTCATCGCGTTCTAAAGCCTCCGCACCCGTGGCACCCCGCTCCTCGTTTCGCTCAGCACCGTCATCGCCCACACCATCGCGTCGGCGCGGTCGGGCGATCGGCCTGGCCCGGACCCCGATCCGGGCTCGTAGCCGCCGCCCGCGACCATCCCGCCGAGCTCGGCCTCAAGCTCCGGGAATTCCCCCGCGAAGAACGCCTTCCCGCTTTCGAACTTGAGCGCAATCGGCTCGGCCCGCGCGCACTTGCCGCGCGACGCGTGAACAAGCCGCACCTTCAACCCAAAGTCCGCGGCCTTCAGCACGCTTCCGACCATGGCGCCGCCGTTGTTCGCTTCTGCGACCACGGTCACCGTGCCCCACCGCCCCGCGGCCGCTGCTACCCGGTTCGCCCAGCCCTCGGGGCTGAGCCCGCGCACCGTCGCGTCCTCGATCACGTAGAGCGCGTCACCGCGCGATCCGCACACCACAATTCCGCACGCATCGGCCCCCTCGCCCACACCGGCCGGTGGATCCACCCCAACGACGATCCGATCAAAATCCTCCCCGGAACGGGGAGGGGGACCGCCGAAGGCGGTGGAGGGGTCGATGCGCG